CACCCAGGTCGGAGTCGGTGCGCAGGATCCCGGAGGGCTGCCCGCCGTTGGCGTAGTAGCTCGCGCTGTACTCCTGCGCGGCCTTCCCGGTCCGGATGACTTCCTCCGCGCGCTCCAGGTACCCGATGCCGCGGAGCCCGTCCCGGCTGAAGGCCGTGACGTGGATCACGTCCATGCGCCCGCAGACGATTGACTCGTCGGTGAACGGATGCCGCAGGGAGTAGCGTGGAGATCCGTCGCTCATCAGCTGAACGGACCACAGGCCCTTGGGGATAGGAACGATCTCCAGCGGCCGCAGCGTGGTCCTGTCGCGGCGGATCCAGGCGACGCCATTGCCGTTGCTTACGCGCTCGGCCTCCATCTGCTTGCGCATCATGAAAGGCGTCTGCCAGGGGTTCGGGCGCAGCTGCAGGAGATCTGTGATCTCGTGGTCGACCCGGTTGCGGTCCTCGTCGTAGACGAAAAACGGCATTTTCCCGATGCTGTCCGACAGGATGTCGATGCACCGGCTCACGGTCGACAGCTTCATGGCGGCATCCTGATCGGTCCGGACGTAGTTTGTGGAGATCCCCAGCGAGGCGACCGTGGTGGCGTTCTCCACAGGGGGCGCGTCCCGCGGCGCCCTGCCGGCCGTCCTGCCCAGGGAGGCAAGTCCTCTTTCGAGTCTGTTCATGACTTCACCTCATCTTTTCGATCTCGATGGCGGCCTGCAGCTTCCAGTTATCAGTCAGACGCGCCTCAGCGGGCGCTGTGGGAAGTTCTTCGGTCACGGGGTGCCCCGGCACGGCCGGGAGCTGCCCAGCCTTGACGGCGGCCTCGTAGCGCTCCAGGAGCGCTTTGGGAGGCACGCTCAGCCCGGCCATGTTGCTGACCCTGATTCCGCTGCCGATCGGCAGCGCGGCGGCCTGCTCCTCGTCAAGATCCAGATAGCCGTCGATCAGACCCAGCTCCAGCGCGTCCTGCGCGGGCATGTAGGTGGACTCGTCCACCAGCTGCTCCAGCGTCCGGCGGCTGGCCTTCCCGGCGCATTTGACGACGTAGCCGTTGATGATGCTCGCCTTCACGCTGTCCAGGAAGTTCTGGAGCTGCCGGGCGGTCTCATTGTTGACGTACTCGTCGACAAAGGCCGCGGGCTGGTGGATCATGATCTGAGCCACAGGGGAAGCCAGGACCGTGTCGCAGCCGCACATGACTGTGGTGGCCGCGCTGGCAGCCATGACGATGATGTGCGCCTCGGTGTGGGCCCTGCAGGCCTGCAGCATCCCGTAGATCTCAAAGCCGGCCCAGACGTCGCCGCCCGGGGAGTTGATCTCGAGGATCAGATCTTCGCCGGCAGGGAGGTTGCGGATCGCTTCCCGGACCTGCCGGGGGCAGCAGCAGGGAATCTTAAATAGTTGGTAGAGCCATTCCCACTCGTCGCCCACGATTTCCCCGTTCAGATAAATCGTCATCGGTATTTACCTCCTCCGTGTCAATATCGGATACGCTCTCGGTCTGGAAGTCGATCCGGACCGTGTACATTCTTCGGTAGACCCCGACCTCGCTCTCAAAGAGATCCGGAGAGGTCTGTGTGGCCTCGGCGTCCTCGATCAGGATCGTGCCGCGCAGGCCTTCGGAAGCCGGGTCATATTCCGGCGTGGACTTCTCGGTACCGCGCAGCGCCCGGACCGCCGACTTCGCGTAGGCGCACAGCACCTGCAGGCCCCGGAAGGTCGGGTGGACCAGGTGGAGCGTTGCGGTCCAGCTCTGCAGGCCGGTGTCCCCGTCAAGGGCTCGCTCCTCGTCGTCCGTGGTCGGCTGGTAGAAGGCGAAGGGCGCCTTCCAGTCCTTCTTGGGCTGGAGCGCGGCCACCTTCCCGGAAAGCATCGAGACGTGCTCCAGGGCGTCTACCAGCGCGAATTCCGGAGTCATCCGGTTCAGTTCTCCAGCCATATCTTCTCAAGCTCCTTACTCATGGTCTCGATCATCGCGTCCTTGGCGGGTCCGCTGGCGGCTTCGGCGCCCTGCTGCATGAAGTGGCGCCCTTCGACGTATTGCACGCCGCCGCCCTTGGCCCGGGCCAGGAATCCGTACTCCATCGAGCTGGGGTAGTAGGCGTAGGGGCTTTCGCCTCCGAGCATGCCCGGATTCTGGATCGGCTTCTGGAATATCGCGTTGGCTTCGGCGCCGCCCTTCATGGTCGTCTGGCGGACCTTCTTCCCGCGTTTGCTGCTGCGTTCTGTCTTGGTCACGATGTTCTTTTTCAGAGCGCCGGTCTTAACCGGAGCATAGCCTTTGACGGAGCGCTTCACGATCTGCGCGGCCTTGCTGGTCCCCTTGTTGAGTGCCTTCTGCGGAGACTTCCCGGCTTTGTCCAGGGTCTTGTACATCCGCACAAGGTCTTTATGCTCGAAGGTCAGGGTCAGCATGGCCAGACCTCGGCGACTTTGATCTGCTGATAGGCTCTCCCGTCTCCCAGGTCGATGGGAGGGGAGAGGGGGCGGAAGATCTTCCCGCGGCAGACAAGCCGCATCGCGGTGACGTCGCTGTCCCAGGTCCGCCGGCGGATCTTGATGTTGTGGGAAACTTCGTTTTCCTCCTGGCCCGCCGCGGTGAATTCACGGGATCCCACGGATCTGATGCAGGCCCAGGTTGTGAAAACGTCGGTCCAGTTTGAGTCCTCGCCGTACAGGAAGTCGCCGACGATGTCGGCGCTGCCGATATATCGCTGGAAGGTCACGCGGCTGGACAGCTCGCCGGCGTCGTCGAATTTTGCCATAACATTCTCCTTGTGTCCGATCCGGACACGTCACATGCTCCAGGCTTCGTCCTCCAGCCGGTCCGACAGCGTCGGATTGTTCCGACGGATGAGCGCACGCGCCAGGGCGTTCATCATGCCGGCCACCGGGTCGATGCGCTGGGTGTCGTCCTTGTGCTTCTTCGAGAGCTTTATGTCGCCGTAGTTGTTCACGATCTCCACGGCGTTGGCCAGACACCAGAGTGCGAGGCCGCTCTCCTCGAGGATGATCTTCCCCTGCAGCAACAGCTCCCGGAAGCCCTTGACCGCCAGATTCTGACCGGCGCAGGTCTGGGAGATCTCCACGCACCAGTCTTCGTTGTTCTCCCTCTCGCACATCTTGATGGCCAGATCGGTGGCGTTGTGGCCGTCATAACAGACCTCTAGCACCTTCCAGCCGTGATGCAGCTGGCCGTCTTCGATCCAGGCGTCGACGTAGCTGTTATCGGTCACGTCGCCCGGGGTGAGAGTGCACCAGCCTCGCTGTGCCCAGGCGCGGTATTCAATCCGGTCGCTGTGCTCGTGCCTGATCGCGGCGCCTTCCGGGAGGAACCCGTGCATCTTCACAGCCACCCGGCCGTCCGGAAGCAGGAAAACCGCAGCCACGCCGCTGAGGTCGATCCGCTTGCCCAGGTCGAACCCGGCCCAGCACTCCAGCCCGTCGGTGAGCTCGGCGAACCGGTCCGGTGGAACCATGGCGGCTTTGGCCAGCTCCAGCGCGTTCTCGTCGAGGTACCGGTTTTCGGCGCCGACCATCCATTGATTCATCCGCCTGGTGCGGAATTGCCGGATCTTCGTGGCGTCGTTGCTGCCGTAGGCCGCGGTGTACTCGCTCTCGATCTCGCTCAGGAGCAGCCGGCTGTAGTCGTTGTCGACCCGCAGGCAGGGGTTTGGCATCACCCAAAGCTTCTTGTCGTGCGGATCCGCGTCCATGGGGAGCTCGCGGATCATGACGAAATATCGGTCGTCCCGGACAAGCCCATCGAGGACGCGCTTGGCGTATTCCTCCTCGCGGTAGCAGGGCTTGCTCTCGGCGTCGTCTCCGGCGGTCGTGATGCACTCCAGCAGCGGCTGCCAGCGCTTGCCGAAGGAGTTGAGGCCGATATCGTAGATCGTGCTGGTGGGGTGGGCGTGGTACTCGTCGACCACGAAAAGCGTCGGCGCGCCGGAGTCCTTGTTCTTGGTGTCCTTCGACAGCGCCCGCATCCGGCCGCCCAGCGTGCGATGCTGCACGGGGTTCGCCTTCGGGATGATCAGCTTCCGGGAGATCTTCGGGGAGGCGCTCGCCATTTCCTTCGCGTCACCGAAGACTCGCATGGCCTGGCCGCGGTCCACGGCGGCACACTCCACTTCCGGGCTCCGCTCGAACCTGGCCAACTCCGGCTGGCCGGGGGGATATATCGCGTCCCCGCACATGTGGTATAGGCACTGGCCGGACTTCTCGGTCGATTTGAAATTTCCCCGGGCGCGCTTGTTGTAGGTCCGGTTGAAGCGCCTGGCGCCGGTCTCCTTGTGGACCCAGCCGTAGACGCTGCCCAGGTCGAAGATCTGCCAGTCCTGGAGCTTGATGGGCTCCCCAGCCTCCGGGCCTCGGCTCTGGATGCAGAAGCTGAACCATCTCAGGATCCGGTCCGCCCTGGTCACGTCGAAGACGTAGGGGAAGTCGGGATCCCCGATGCGCTCGAGGTCGTCCAGGTGCCGCTGGCAGGCCTTGATCTCGTAGGGGCAGCACTGATCGTGCAGCCGCCCGCGGGTGACCTGCTTCGCGAACATGGTCACAGGGTGCGTCAGGACCTTATCGCGGCCCGGCATATCAGACGTCCGGGATCTGGATGGCCACGCCGTGCTCGATCAGGACCGCGGCGCGCTCCGGCTTGGCCCGGAGGTAAGCGCCCTTTGCCATCTGCTGCTGCTGCTGGGTGTCGAAGTAGGGAGAGATGACCTTCATCTGCACGGTGCCGGCGATCTCGTCCATATACGTCCCCGGGCCCTCCGCCAGCAGCTCGGACCAGCGGTCCGCCGGCGCGGTGTATTTGAATTTCTTCAGACCCTTACGGATGGCCGCCAGCGGGAGATCTCCCTGCAGATCCATCGGCAGGATGAAGCCGTTCACGCCGTCGACCACGCCGATCTCCCTGGCCGCGGGGTAGTCGGTCACGATGACCGGTGTCCCCACGCTCAGCGACTCGCTGAGGACGTATGGCAGGCCCTCGGTGGTGCTCAGCTGCACCAGGTAGTCTGCCGAGGCGATCAGGTCGATGATGTCCAGGCGGGCCGGCTTGCGCGTGACGTAGGGGCTCTTGAAGCTGGCCGCGGTGTCGCTGTAGACGTCCCATGTGAACGGGATCCCGGCGCGCTCAAGGATCTCCGCGAACGGGTCGATCCGGCGGATGCCCTTCTCTACGCTCATGCGCGTGGCACTGATCAGGCGGAGGACCTTCTTCGGCTTCTGGACGATCAGCGGGTTGTAGCACAGCTCAGCCTCCTGGCCGGTCAGTTCCTTGTAGGAGTCGCAGGCGACCTGGCTCACGCCGACCACCCTGGTGACCTTCGGGAAGCTGGGCGGCTTGATGCCCAGCGCCTTGTAGTCGCCGTGCAGGAGCAGGATGTGCTCCTCGGCATCGACGCTGTCCATGATGTTGGCGTCGTAGCACCAGAAAGCGCGCCGGCACTGGATCCTCTGACCCGTCCAGGGAATGCACCGGATGACCTGCTGCAGCCTATGCAGCTGAGCCTCGTCGGCCCGGGAATAGAAGAGCACGAGGTCGTGCGTTTTCCCGTATTTTTTGCCGAGGTTCCACAGCCAGGTTTCGATGCCTCCGATGGGCATCAGCCGTGAATAGTAAAAAACGTTGTTATACACAGGTTCGCTCCTCTCGGTCGTTCACCGCTTCTTGCGGAACTGGTCCCTGCTGTGCCGGATCCTGAGGGCTTTAGTGACCCCGTCCTTCCGGAACTCTTCGGCGGGGGCCCGCTTCAGGCGGCTGGCCGCCCTGTCGTCCATCATGGCGCGGAAGGCAAGATAAGCAGCACAGCTGCTGTGGCATCCGACGGCCCTGTCCGGACACTGCTTACAGGGCGCGCCGGTCATGCGAACAGATCCGCGTCGGGATCGTATTCCTCCTGCTCGGCCATCCGCTTGGCCAGCCGCAGCCGGCTCTCGGGAGTCAGGCCGAGACGGGAAGCGTATGTCAGGATGTCGCGCTCCAGCTGCGCGAGGTCGCTCGCGAGCACGCCCAGCGTCTTGACGGCGGAGGAGTAGGAATCGCCCTCCATCGAGTCAGCCGCCACGTCCAGCTCGAGGTACCGCGCCTGGAGAGAGTCGCGCCGGGCGAGCTTCAGGCAGTAGATCGCCAGCACATCAGTGTCCAGGACGTCGATGATCTCCAGCCCGTCGATGTCGCGGAGGATCCGTGACCAGTGCTTGCCCGCGGCTTTGTTCTGAATGATCAGCTTCGGCTTCTTCGGCCGGCGGGCGGGCATGGATGACTCCCTGGCGCTGCGGGCCTCGATCTCAGCCTGCGTCAGGTGCTTGGTCATGGCGTCCAGATTCTTCACCGGCGTCGGCATTTCTTTTTCCTCCAGCTGATCGGGGAATTTTTCTCGCAAATGAT